CCTACAAGGGCCGCGTCGACCTGGGGTCCGTCGGTGCTGCCTGCACGGTCAAGGCCACGGTGGCAGAGCACGAGTGGTACGGCGGCGTCCAGCAGACCGTGATCCAGCGCCCGAAGGTCCAGTGACAACCCGGGGGCCCGCCCCCTCTTTGCAGGAGATCGACATGTTCGCAGCACGCTACCCGGGCCAATGCGCCCGCACAGGAGAACAGATCGCCCCAGGAGACACGATCGCGTCCGCAGGCAGGGGTAGGTACTACCTCGTGGCTCGCGCCGCTCCTGCGGCCTCTGACGAGTCCGTCGACCCGGACGGTGCCCTGGGTGCGTCCGTCGACGAGACGCTGGACCCTCGGGACGAAGCCACGATCGCCGCCGGCCGCTACCTGCGCCGCAGCCTGGAGCGCGGAGTCAGCGACGTCTGGCGCAGTGCCTCGGGCCAAGAGTTCTACCGCAACCGCAGGGGCTTGTGCGAAGACGCCCCCTGTTGCGGGTGCTGCAATGCATGACTCGGACTGAATCAAAATGAATCGACACGTAATCGAAGAGGTCATCTGCGGTATACTCTTCGTGGTGTGCGTGGTCGTCCTGACCATGCTGCCTGACATCTGGAGATGACAATGGGACTGAACGTCTATGTGGTCAAGGCCGAGGGCCGGCCGGACCGGCTCATCGAGGCCGCCACCATCACCCAGGCCGTCGCCTACGCGGCCCGGACCACCTTCGCGGCGGCCAAGGCCAGCCAGCAAGACCTGATCCGCCTGCTGCCCGGCGGCACCCCGGTCGAGCGCATGAAGGATCCGCAGATTGACCTGTCGGACGACATCGACGTGACGGTCGACACCGTCGGCAACGTCGTGCAGATCGCAGCATGACCGCCGAGGAGTACATCGGCATCAGCGTGGCCGGCCGGCGCCTGCAAGAGGCCTGCCACGGCGTTGCCAAGCGATCAGGCTGGTGGACAGACCGCACCACCGGGCAAGACCTGATGTACGCCTACACGCCGATCCAACCCGGCCACAAACCCCCCAGGAACATCGGAGAGATGCTCTGCCTGATCCACTCCGAGATCAGCGAAGCCATGGAAGGCGCCCGCAAAGGCCTGATGGACGACCACCTGCCAGACCGCACCATGCTGGAGGTGGAACTGGCAGACGCAGTCATCCGCATCATGGACATGGCCGGCGGCCTGCACCTCGACATCGGCGGCGCCATCGCCGAGAAGCTCACCTACAACGAGCGCCGCGCCGACCACAAGCCCGAAGCACGCGCCCAGGTTGGCGGCAAGAGCTTCTGATACGCTCACCGCAAAGGAGAGCATCATGCCCAGGCCCAGCAAGTACACCCCTGACGTCGCACACAAGATCTGCGAGCTACTCAGCGAAGGTGTCCCGCTGCGGGAGATCTGTCGCATGGAGGGCATGCCTTACTGGCGCACGGTGTACTTGTGGATGGAGCGCGACGCCGATCTCGCTGCACACATCGCACGCGCCCGGGAAGCCGGGTACGACGCCCTGGCGGAAGAGTGCCTGACCATCGCGAACACGCCGATGATCGGCAGGATCACCACCGACGATGGCGAGAAGACGACGGTGCGCGAGGAGGACATGCTGGGGCACCGGAAGCTCCAGATCGAGACGAGGCTGAAGCTCCTGGCGAAGTGGAACCCGAAGAAGTACGGGGAGCGGCTGGCGGTGGCTGGTGACGCTGAGTCCCCGCTGAAGGTCGAGGCCGAGCTTGGGGCTGAGAAGCTCCTGAAGGCGATCCTCGAGAACGCCCAACTGAACCGACAGGCTGACCAGTCCTGACCCCGTGGGCCTGTTTTGATAGCCTGCGTCGATTGAGAGACGTGGTTGGTCTCGAAAATCCCGAGGCTGTATCCGGGGGCCGATAGTCTGAGTCTATGAAGTGGGGGCGTGATGCCGAGCAGTTCAGCGCGGGCCAGGATCAAGCGGCTGGTGGAGTTGGTTGAGGAGCGGCCGAGGACGGCGGCGGAGTTGATGGCGGAGATCCCTGGGCTGAATGCGGTGGCGATCAGTCAGGCCCGGTGGAGGGGGGTGATCCAGCAGGAGGGCGATCTGTTCTGTCCGCCGGCTGCTGGTGGCGTGCCTGCCGAGGCGGTGCGGGCGGCGAGTGTGTGGGACTACGCGGCGAGGTGTGGCCATGAGCCTGGAGCGAGTGATTGCGGAGCAGATGAAGACGATCGATGGACTGCGCTCGCGGGCGGAGCATGACCGCCGGCAGATCGGGGCCATGTACGAGGCGGAGCGCGAGGTGGGTCGAGCGTTGTTCGACGTGCTGTACCGCCGGCCGGACGAGGCGGCTGCGCGGCAGCGGATGCGGGAGGTGCTGGTCCGGCTCGGCTGGTGCATGCGGTGTGAGTCGCGGCCGTGCGCCTGCGCTGGGGACGACGAGTGACTGACGAGCGCATCGCGGAGATCATGGACTGGCTGCCGGTGGGCGACCAGATGGCGTCTGCTCTGCGGGCGGACTCGATGGCCAGGATCCGCCGAGTGGCCCAGGAAGCGGCCCAAGAGGCTCTACAAGGCGCTGAAGTGCTGGCGGAGTACTCTGGGCAGGGCGGCGTCCGCCAATGGGCTTCTGTGGGCTCCTGGCTCTATCCTGGCGAGCGCATCGTGGTGCTGCGTGACTGACATCGCGGAGTTGCTGGCGCAGCCTGATGCGCAGGGTGCGTTGCAGGCGCTGCCGGCGGACAAGCGGCTGGCGTACCTGTGGCGGGCGCGGTGGATCCAGACGGCCCACGCGCATCAGGTGCTGCCGCCTGGGGACTGGTGGTCGATCTGGCTAATGCTGGCCGGACGCGGCGCTGGGAAGACGCGCACGGCCGCGGAGCAGGTGGGATGGTGGGCCTGGACGGAGCCGGGCACGCGGTGGCTGGTGGCTGCGCCGACGAGCGCCGACGTCCAGGGCACGTGCTTCGAGGGGGAGTCTGGCTTGCTGGCGGTGATCCCGCCGCCGCTGGTGAAGCAGTACCTGAAGCAGCCCAGGCCGACGATCACGCTGACGAACGGGTCGATGCTGATCGGCATCCCGGCATCGGAGCCTGAGCGGTTCCGGGGCCCGCAGTTCCACGGGGCGTGGCTGGACGAGTTGGCGGCGTGGGACTACATCCAAGAGTCGTGGGACCAGATCCAATTCGGTGTGCGCCTGGGGCAGAGGACGCGCACGGTGATCACGACGACGCCGCGGCCGAAGGATCTGGTGATCGAGTTGATCGGCCGGGAAGGGGATGACGTCACGGTGACGCGGGCGTCGACCTACGTGAACCTGGGCAACCTGTCGTCCAACTTCAAGCGGCAGATCCTTCAGTACGAGGGGACGAAGATCGGCCGGCAGGAGTTGCACGCCGAGATCATCGACCCCGAGGATGGTGGCATCGTCAAGCGCGACCAGTTCCGCCTGTGGCCGAAGGACAAGCCGTTCCCGAAGTTCGAGTACGTGTTGCAGAGCTACGACTGTGCGACCAGCGAGAAGACGCAGAACGACCCGACGGCTGCGTCGACCTGGGGCGTGTTCAAGCCCGAGGACGGGCCGATGGCGGTGATGCTGATCGACTGCTGGCAGGATCGGTTGCAGTACCCGGACCTGCGGCCGAAGGTGATCGAGGAGTACGACACGGTCTTTGAGTCGGGCGAGAAGGGGCGGGACCGCAAGCGGGTGGACCTGATTCTGGTGGAGGACAAGAGCGCCGGGATCTCGCTGATACAGGACTTGCAGCGGGCGCATCTGCCGGTGAGGGCGTACAACCCGGGCAAGGCTGACAAGGTGCAGCGGCTGAACATCGTCAGCGCGATTATTGCCAGGGGGCGGGTGTGGATTCCGGAGTCGACGCAGCGGCCTGGGTTTGTGAGGGACTGGGCGGAGCCGTTTGTGTCGCAGATCTGTTCCTTTCCGGAGACGACCCACGATGATTTTGTGGACACTGCGACGCAGGCTCTTCGGTATCTGCGGGATTCGGGCTGGCTTGAGATCGATCCGCCGCCGCAGGACGATTGGGATGATGATGACTGGGCAGACACTGGGAGACCGAAGCGTGAGAACCCATACGCCGCATAAAGCTCCGGTCGAGATTGAAGTCGTCGAACGGCATATCATGGCGGAGGGGCGCGAGCATTGGCTTGGGCCTGAATGCTGGTGCTTCCCGCGCCTGGAGTATGTGAACCCGGACACTGGGACAGAGGTCTGGGTCCATCACGAACCGCACTGAGGTGGTCATGGAACTGACGGAAGAAGAGCGTCGCAGGCTGTCGAGGCCGTCATTCCGGATGTCTGGTGCTGGTGGGCGGCGGCCGCAGGGTCCGCTGTCGACGGGCTTGCAGGGGTCGGGCGAAGCTGCGGCGACGATCGGTTCTGCCGTACTGGGTTTGGTGCCGGCTGGACTGGCTGGTCTGGCGGCGCTGCCCTTCAAAGGGCCCCAAGGGGCCGCCAGGACCGTCGAAGACGTGCAGGAGGCCCTGACCTACATCCCGCGCACGCGAGAGGGCGCAAAGGCCATGATGGCCGCCGCTGGGCCATTGCAGGCGATGGGGGCGCCGGCCCAGTACATCGGCGATGTTGTTCGTGAGGCCACGGGATCTCCTGGGTGGGCTACGGCGGCTGAGATTGGACTGGACCCGCTGAACTACATCACGGCCGCTGGCGTCGGCAAGGCGGCTGCGTTGAGCGCTCGTGCTGTTGGCCGGGCTGGCCAAACGCTGGGGCGCGAATTGGGCCCGAAGGCGGCAGAGATGGCCGAGGGGTACATGCGCCGCGCCGGGATGATGCCGCAGATCTTCATTGGCAAGTCG